TGGATAACTACTTGTTATATTCAAAGGATTTACCTACGCACGAAGGGTTCAACCAGGAACTCACAACAAAAATCAACATACTTGGAAACATTAGAAATAAAATTAAATCGATAACGGAATACAGTATATATAACATCAATAAGTTTAGAGAAATCGGTAGGGTGTTTAAATACTTTTATGAATTACACGCCGACACCGAATATGACGCGGCTATAATGTATTCACTTGGGTTCAATGGGTATATCGATTGTATAAAAGGGTTACAAACTAATATTGAAGAGAGAAAAATGAACTATGCTGTATTTATAGCTGACAGTAAAAAGGGTAAATTTGTAAACAGTTATTATGCGTGCTTGAAAGACGATAAACCAATCAAAAATGACATCAAATTCAAGAAGAATATTATTTTAACCGGACCTAATGCTTCTGGGAAAACAACAGTTTTAAAATCAACGCTAATTAATATCATAGTAACACAACAGTTCGGCTGCGGATTTTATGACTCGGCAAAGTTCGCGCCATTTAAGCATATACATTGTTACTTGAACATCCCGGACACGTCGGGACGCGATAGTTTATTCCAAGCCGAGGCGCGAAGATGTAAGGAAATTTTGGACACGATAAGTGCGAATAAGTCAGAAACGCATTTTTGCGCATTTGACGAATTATATTCTGGGACAAACCCCGAGGAGGCGGAAACGAGTGCCACAGCATTCATGCTATACTTACAGAAATACAAGAAGGTTTCCAGCTTGCTTACAACACATTTTGTTAAAGTCTGTAAAAAATTGGACAAAACGAAAAGTATCCAGAACTGTAAGATGGTTGCCGAACAGATTGGCGCCAAAATACGTTATAAATATAAAATCGCACAAGGAATTTCTGAAATAAAGGGCGGGATTAACATTTTAACTGAAATGAATTACCCTAAGGAGATACTTGAGAATACAATGCTTCAATAAAAGTCGGGTTATACACCTTTGAAGATTTAAGTTCGCACAAATAAATCAATTCGTTAGTAAACAAATTAATTTATATATTCTTTTTGTAATAAAATGATGACTGACTTATTTAATCCTACCTTTTTCATGTTTTTAGGAATATTAATACTTGTAGTAGCTCTTGTGGTGGTTTATTTTGAGAGTAAATCGAGAGAACAAAACCACAAAATCGCATCCATGTTAAGTTTAGTTTCAACTTTAGCAGAAGATATGAATGGAGTAAAGATGGGATTACACCATTTATCAGTAAATAGAGTGGGTGGGAACAATTTGCCCCGTTTTCCGCAACAAGCTCAACCATCTTTAGAAGAATCAAATATGCAACTGTTTCAAAATAAAGATGATAATTTAATTCCGGTATCTGACGATGAATCAATGAGCGATTCTATTGGTGATGATTCTGATGAGGAATCTGATGATGAGGATGACTCTGATGAGGAGGAATCTGATGATGATAACAATCATACAAATATCAAAATACTCACTCTAAATATGCCAACCCCGTCTGTTGAAGGGGATGATTTCGAAGAAATTGACGACATGGAAGATTTAGGGGGAATTGATGAAGATATAACCGAAACAAATTCACAATCAAGCATGGGCTCACGCGCAAGTCCGAAGAATGTTCTTGAAATGTTATCTACGCGCGCCGCTGAAAATAGCACATCTGTTGAAGAGTTAGACGCATCTCATATCAATATTTCGGCAACAGATTTGAAAACAATTAATATTAATTTAGACGAAATCCACACGGATTCAGTTGATTACAAGAAACTCCCTTTGCCCAAATTAAGAAGTATTGTTACTGATAAAGGGCTAGTGGACGACGCTTCAAAGTTGAAGAAACAAGAGCTACTTAAATTGCTTGAAGACGACTAAGTTTTTTATATTGTAAGTATATAAATGGCCTGGAGCACTTGTTATAGCGGATCTAATAATATCAATTTCAATTTCCCGCCAATTATGGCCGACGGGCGCAACTTTGCATCGTGGCAGCCATCAGCCGTAATCAACGAGAGAATTCAGAGACAGGAAGGCATACAGAATAATTGGAGTTATCGCCAATATTTACAACACAATGGCCTTCAGATTATGAACTATAATAGCATGGAGGCATGCTATGATTTGGGCTTAGACCCTCACGTAAAATCAGACCGAACACCGTCTGATAATGTGCCGTATAAATTTAAGAACACTTTTGACACTAGCAAACCCGGTTTCGGTTACTGCAACAGTGACTTAAAAAACCCATATTTGACCCGAGAACAGCTAAACGCCCGACTTATTTCGCCGTCAATTAACCCCGCTAGTTATCAAAATATGGTGCCTGGTGTGAAAATGTAATTTGTCCTGTAAACGATATAATATTAAGTATTTAATTATTATTATATGAAAATCCTATCCATTGACGTTGGTATAAAAAATCTAGCACTTTGTCTTTTCTCCAAGACGCAACCCGACGACCCTTTCGCCATAACCAAATGGGATAGCGTCGATATATCAGAACAAGATGATATTGTTAATTGTTGTTTCATTGATAAGGGCGTTGCGTGTGATAAACCGGCAAAATTTAGAAAAGAAGATAAATGTTACTGTTTAAAACACTCTAAGAAGCAGTCATTTAGTATTCCAAAAACTGAGCAATCTGCCGCCTTTATTAATAAACAGAAAATCCAAAAACTACACGAAATCGCAGATGGATATAATATTACACACGATATAAAGGCGAAAAAGGTCGACTTGGTAGCGATGATTAATCAACACATAAACGCTAATTATTTTCAACCAATCGTAGGCAAAAAGGCCGCCGACGTCGATTTATTCAATATTGGAGCAAACATTAAAACAAAATTTAATAAACTATTTGAAGCCGAAGGAACCATTGATTATGTCATTATAGAAAACCAAATCAGTCCAATTGCTACCAGAATGAAAACCATACAAGGAATGATTGTACAGTATTTTATTATGGCTAACTTGACGGTTCATCACATAGAGTTTATTTCTGCTGCCAATAAATTAAAGGATTGTGACATAAAAGACAAGGGAACTTATGGCGACAGAAAGAAACTTGGCATATCCAAATGTTTAGGGATTTTAACAACTGATAACAGATTTTCCGAACATTTAGAATACTTTAACAAACACAAAAAGAAGGATGACCTTTCGGACTCGTTCCTTCAAGGAATGTGGTTTATTAATAATAAAAAGCTGTAATTTAGAATTTCGAGGGTTCAAATTCAATTGTCCCAGTTTATAATTTTCAAATTGTATAAAATTATAACCTAATTCAATTTCAATTTATTATTTACAATTCGTAAGACTTAAAATTAAAAGTTCTATTTAATGAATAGATATAATGGCGGACATGATAGAAATTACTGAATTGGATTTTGACGACAATGCATCCGGAAGCAAGGGCGGCTTCGGTAAATCTACAAATTTTGGCGGAGGACTTGAGCTACTCATGAATGATAGAATTAAGGACAGTAAAAAGCCAACAAGTGATATCGATTTGGATGATTTAAATAATTTAGAAAATGAATTGAATGATTTGTCAGATGCTAACGAGGGCGGCAGTTACAAACCCAAATCTGATTTTTTTAATAACCCAAGCGTCTCATTTAGCGAATCACCCAGTGTCAAGTTGAACAACTATGATGATGATGTGCCCAATCTTGGAAAATCCACCTCCCAGACAGAAAGTGATTCGAAAACATGGGACGGATACGGAAAGTTTAACAATATTCCTATGAATCCCGACAAAACCGGTCCAATCGAACCTAAGCTCTCCAAGGAGGAAACATTGCGCGAGAAGTTCAAGTATCTCAGACGTCTTGAAGCATTGGAAAAGAAGGGCGTCGAATTGTCCAAAAAATATAATATGGAGTCGTCCTTGTTGGAAATGCAGGGAGAATATGAAACCATTATGGATGAGAAGTCCAAGCAAAACTCGGTAAAATTTCAAGGGAATATGTTGATGGCGGTTATTAACGGAATGGAGTTTTTGAACAGCAAGTTTGACCCGTTCGATATCAAGTTGGACGGCTGGAGTGAACAGCTACAGGAAAACATTTCCGATTATGATGACATTTTTGGCGAATTACACGAAAAATACAAGAGCAAGGCATCTATGGCACCGGAATTGAAGTTACTTTTCCAGCTCGGTGGTAGTGCTATGATGGTTCATATGACAAATACCATGTTTAAAAGCGCAATGCCCGGTATGGATGATATCTTAAGACAAAACCCCGACTTGATGCGTTCCTTCCAATCTGCCGCAGTGAATACAATGGCTGGATCCAACCCCGGATTTTCTGGTTTCATGGGAGGATTGATGAATGAGCCCCCTAGAGGAGGTGGTGGTGGCCCTCCGCCCCCAATGCAGACGCAGGGACCAAACGCGATTCCGCCGCCAATGGGAAGACCAGGCAACAACAACTACGCAACGAGACCTGACTTAAATATGAGCCGCAGCTCTTTTACAGATGATGGACTCAGTCTTAGAGAGAATTTCGAGAGACCCGATGTTCAAGATAGAACCAGCAAAAAGCAACAGGCGCCGCCACGCGCAGAAATGAAGGGACCTAGCGATATTTCTGATATTCTTTCTGGATTGAAAACGAAAACGATTAATATTCAAGGACCACCTACCCAGGCGCAACCCAATAACGATAACAGCACGATAAGCATTAGCGATCTAAAGGATTTACAATCTGAAGGCAATATGCCCAAACGAAGCGGTCGCCGTAAGAAGTCTGCTAGCAACACTGTCTCGCTAGATATTTAAATTTATTAATTTATGGTTTTATAATATAATTTCATATAGTATAAAATTCTATATAAAGTTATTT